TGAGGTTCAACAATTCATCTGATAGTATCTTGGTAATTTGCTTATCGCCTAAATTCTGAGCTCACTTGTTTTTATTTTAATTATTATGAGTATAGAAGATTACGATATTGACCAATATGCCGAAGGGGCAGTTAAACTTTTTGGTCTTGATGAGGCCATCATTGGTATATGTGAAGAATTTGGTAATGGTCCAAGAATTCTATATTCCAAGAATAAAATTCTAAATATTCTTTGTGAAAAAGACCTTATGACAATAGATGAGGCGGAAGAATTCTACGATTATAATATTTTAGGGTTATATGCCGGAGAACAAAATCCCATTTTTTTAATTACAGAATAATTTGTATATTTGTCAAAACTTAAACTTGACAATTATGAATATATTTTTTCTTGATTATGATGTCCAAAAATGTGCAAAGTATCACGTCGACAAACACGTTGTTAAAATGATATTAGAGACAGCACAATTATTGTGTGGGGTTCATCACGCAACCGACCAATTGAGTACCGACCAAGTACCATATAAGTTATCCCATAAAAATCATCCTTGTTCCATTTGGACTCGTGAAAGTTTATCAAATTACTTATACTTGTGTGAACTTGGATTAGAACTATCTAAAGAATACACTTATCGTTATGGTAAAAGACATAAATCCCAAGATGTTATTGAGTGGTGTTTAATCAATAAACCAAACATTAAAGACATTGGGTTTACAAACCCTCCAAAGGCAATGCCTGACGAATATAAAGTAAATTCAGTAACAGAATCTTATAGGAATTATTATATCGGTGAAAAATCAAGGTTTGCCAATTGGAAAAATAGAGAAAAGCCTTTCTGGTTTGAAAAAAAATCGTTAGATTTGTGTTATGATTAAAATAGATAAAGATTTCAAAGGTGATGTATGGATTTTTTCAGACCCACACTATAACCACAAAAATATATGTCGAGGAACTACCAACTGGAGAACGCCTGAAGGCGAAGTACCAGTTTCTCAAACTCGTGATTTTCCGACTTTGGAAAAGATGAATACAACAATTGTGAATAACATCAATGAGAAGGTTAAACAAGATGATATCCTGATATGTCTTGGTGATTGGTCATTTGGAGGATATGAAAGCATTCACGAATTATGGGATAGAATTGTTTGTAAAAACATTCACTTAATACTTGGTAATCACGACCACCATATTGATAATAATCGTGGAGATTGTCAAGAGTTATTTAAATCCGTTTCTCACTACAATACCTTAAAGGTAGGAGAACATACCTTCTGTTTGATGCACTACCCCATAAGTTCTTGGGATGGTCTTAACAAGGGTGTAATGCACTTACACGGACATTGTCATTTACCAAGAGCGCTTAGATTTGGTAAAGGTCGGAGAATGGATGTTGGAATGGATGGTCATCCTGCGTTCCGACCATACCACATACTTCGTGAAGTAGTTCCAATGTTAGAACATCGAGACAGAATTTCTGAAATGGATAATGACCATCATACAGACGATATAGAAAATAAAGACAATGGGTAAAACAAAAATAACGATTGAGCTTAGTGATATACAACAAAAAAGGTATGATGAATGGAAATCTCATATCAATGGGTTATATGGTAAGTATGGGAAAATGACTTGGACTGTGTCGGATTGTGGTATAGGACAAACAATTAAAGTCCATAATGATACTGCTAACCTAACTTTAGATTTAACTGAGGTAGACAATTGGTAATGTAAATTTATTTTGAAATGTCTAATTAAATCTGTATCTTTACATAACAAAATAAATTAATTATGAGCGGAGGAACATTCAATTATCAACAATATAAGATTGGTTATATTGCCGACCAAATAGGAGAAATTATTAGTAAAAATGGTTGTGAAAAAACACGAGAAGAGATTAAAGATGAATTTCAAAATTCAGAATGGTATGAAAAATACCCTGAGGAAAGATTTCATTACCAATATCGAGAAGAAGTAATAATGAAGATGAAAGAAACCATTAAAATTCTTAGGATGGCTGAAGTATATGCCCAACGAGTTGATTGGTTATTATCAGGTGATGATGGTGAAGACACATTTTTAACCAGATTAGATGTAGAATTAAAAACTATTGAAGAGAAATTCAAATTATGAAACCTATTAAAGAATCCACATTATCGTTAATGTTTATCGGACTTGCGGTAATACAAATTATTTTTGTTTACATTATGATTAAATACGGGTCAAAATAAAATGAATAAACTAAAAACATTAATTATACTAAGAGGATTACCTGGTTCAGGTAAATCAACTTTCGCAAAATCAATTGCCAAATCTTATCAAATATTTGAGGCAGACCAATTTTTTATGAAAAATGGTAAATACGAATTTGACGCAACAAAATTAAAAAAGGCTCATAATCTTTGTAAAAGAAATGTCCATAAATCAATGAGACGAAATTTGTTTAATTCAGTATTTTATCGTAATATTGTAGTATCAAACACATTCACACAAGAATGGGAAATGAAGTTTTATTTAACATTAGCAAAAAAATACGGATATCGTGTTCATACCATCATAATTGAGAATCGTCACGGTGGTATGAACGAACACGGAGTTCCAAAAGATAAAATAGAGATAATGAAACAAAGATTCCAAATCAAATTATAAATATAAAAACAAAAAAACCATGCAATCACTATTATTCAACACAACAGCAAAAACAGCGAAACTTTATGCCAATAAAGTAGAAGATTCGGAAATATTATACGAATTCTATAATGTCCCAACCGTAAAAATCGAAGATGGGTATTACCAAGTATTACAATTAGATAATACCTCAACAGAAGAAAAAAGAGTTCCAGTTGCAAGGTTTCCCATCTCGAATACAAACATGCTAATTAAAAAATAAGGTATGAAAAATTTCATTAAAAATTATGTTAGTATTCCCTTCATTAAGGGGTCATTAATTTCAATCTCAGTTATTCTTATTCTTATGTATGTTATACTCCCAGGACTGACAATAGATAACACTATTCTAAATATTCTATCATTTATACTCTTATGTGTAGGAAGTATGGCAATTACTCTAGGAGTCACAAATTACATTAAAAATCAAATAAATAAATTAAAATAAAAGTTATGAAAAAAGTATTATTAGGATTATCGTTAGTATTGTCAGTGGCAACATCTTGTACGACAGCGGATTCGTCAGAAGTTGCCTTAGTTGTTGACCAAATCGGGAATGATAAAGGAGTTCCAAACATTGAAATGAAATCAGGATTTATTTTCTATTTTCCGCCAACACAGGATGTTTATATGTATCCAACTTCTGTTCAACATAAAGTATGGTCAGCAACTATTGACGAAGACTCTTCAGCAGATGAACATATTGATGTAACTTCGGGAGATGGTGCGACTTTTGGTTTAGATGTTGCAATCAATCTACAATTAAAACGAGAAATGGCACCGACTTTATTTACAAAATATAGAGTAGAGATGCACGAATTAATTAACACAAGAGTTCGTAATATAGTAAGAAAAGAATTATTAGATAATGCGGTATCATTCGCTTCTGATAGTTTATTACAACATAGAAATATATATGAATCAAATGTTACTAAATCCTTAACAACATCTTTGGATAAAGAAGGTTTTATTTTAAATAATATTGCGGTGACAAAAATGTCAATTCCTGAATCATATAGAAAGGCAATTGAAAATAAAATTAAAGTTATTCAAGAGACCGCAACTATTAAATCTCAAACAATTCAAGCGGAACAAACGGCACAAAGAAAAGTGGCAGAAGCAAAAGGTAATTATGAGGCGGCTATCTATGATGCAAAAACAAAAGAAATTATGTCTCAACCAAAAATGTTAGAGTTATACCGAGCAGAGACGGAAAGAGTGTGGGCACAAAAAGGGGTCTCTTCATATGGTAATAATAATGTATTCGGAACAATACCAGGAATGTTAATCAATAAAAAATAAGAAAATGATAGTTAACCTCAATAGAAATTCTTGGCACTCTAAGTTCTACAAATTTGTAAAAGGATATTACCCAACTTTTGTATTTAAAAGTTTATGTCCCTACTTTTGGACGATAATCAGTTTCATCGTATTCTTACCTCTAATACTCCTATACAAAATAGGTAAAACAAGTACGAATACGATTACGACTCAAGTTAATAAAGTCAATTTAACCAAAAAACCTAAAGAATCATTTATTGTGGTTAAACCATCATCTAAAATATCTATTTGGTGGAATAAACACAAAGAGTTAATCTTTAAAACTATTTGTGTCATCTATCTAACACTATCAGGATTATTCTTATTGTTTTTTTTAGGATTGGGATTATTATTTTTATTTAAAGAAAAAGGTATTTGGATGACATTTATTCATATCTTTGCTTTCATTGGCGCATTCTTTACCGCTATGTTGGTTATTTGGGGAATCGTATCATTTTTTATGACGGATACTTGGAAAATGATTACGGGGATGATATACTCCTCAAAAAATAAAGTATGCCCAATGATTGATTGGGAAGATAAATAAAAAGAAATGAATATAGACATAAACATATTAAACGATTATTTGGAAAGAGGATTGGTGGTTAAAAATGACCACCCAACTCTTCCTATTTCTATTTGGAATTACTCTCGCACTTGTCAATACGAAAATAAGTGGACTGACATTACCAAAATGTGTAGGGGTCTTATTTTAGACAATGATGGCAATGTCATAGCAAAATCATTTGATAAGTTTTTTAACTATGAAGAACTAACATTAAAAGATATCCCTGAAGAACCTTTTGAAGTATTTGAAAAATTAGATGGTTCATTGGGGATATTATTTTGGTATCAAGGAAAATGGATTATATCAAGTAAAGGTTCATTCACTTCAGACCAAGCAATATTTGGAAAATATCTTATTGATACCAAATACAATGTGGAGGTTTTACCAAAAGGATACACTACAATTGTTGAGATTATTTATCCAGAAAATCGTATTGTTTGTGATTATGGTAAAGATGAAGAATTGGTTGTATTGTCCATGGTAAGTAATGCGTCTGGTAAAGAGTTGGATTATGATTCAATGATGGCAATTAATGAAGTAAGTGGACTCCCAACCATTAAAAAATACGATGATATTAAGAATTACGATACTCTTAAACCTAAGATAACCGAAAATCGTGAGGGATATGTAATCCGTTTTAGAAATGGGTTTAGAATGAAAATAAAAGGAGAAGAATATGTTCGTCTTCATAGAATTTTAACTGGTTTTTCAAATGTCGATATATGGGAATACTTAAAAGATGGAAAAGATATTTCCGAATTATTGGATAGAGTTCCTGATGAATTTGATAAATGGGTTAAAGGGACTATCGAGAATTTGAAATATTCCCATTTCCAAATTGGTGAAAGAGTGGGTAAATTATATGATGGGTTTATGTATGGTAAATTTAATGATAAAGACCCAGTTACTGATAGAAAAATATTTGCTGAATGGGTTATGACTCAAGACGATATTTTTCAACCAATTTTATTCAAAATGTTTGATAAAAAAGATTATTCTTCGTATATTTGGATGAAGATAAAACCTGAATATAGTAAGCCATTTTGGCAAAAGGAAAATGAATTATGAAAAACGAATTAAATTCGATTTATGAATCAAAAATCATACATAATTCATTCTTAGATAAGAATTCTGTTATTGAGGCAATGACAGAATCTTATTTCTTAGGGTATAACAAAGAACCAAACACAATCGACATAAAAAAAGGAGACAAAAATATGACAAATGAAAAAATGGTAGAAGAGATTCTACACGAGGCTGAGAAATTGAATATTAGATTACCTGTAATTAACTTATCGAGAAAAATGAGAGATTCCAATCCATTAATGACCATCGTATTATCATTGGAATTGGCACTAGAAGAACTTAAACAAAAAAGTAATGATGGGAATTAAAAAATGGTTTGTAAAAACTAATCGTTTTCATAAGATTGCTAATATTGTATTTGTAATACCAAGTATCGCCATTTTTTATGACAAAAATTCATTTTTGGAGACAGGTGTAACTTCTCCAGAAATCGCCATCCACATTATATGGTTACATTGGGAATACGAATATTCAATTCAAAAAGGTTATTAATATAAAAAATATGGGAGCTAAAAGTAAAAATATATATGATGTATATACTTGGATTAAAGTCGAGGTTATACCGTCAATTAACCATCCTCTTCAGGAATCAAGTGTTCATAGATTAATAGATAATTTTGATAAATACTACTCAGACCATAAAGATGGTGGTCAACTATATAGAGAGTTATCTATGGAGTTGGCAAATATTAATTACCCTTATAATAATAGTAAAGGTGAATAAAGAACAACAAGAATTAATCGATATTGCTTACCAGGAATATCGTCAATCTTTTAAAGATTACTGGAGTGGTAAACATTATGATATACCCACCATAACTACCCTTATTGATAGGATGAAAAATCAAGAAGGGTTCTTTAAAGATAGGGGATTAAAGATTGAAGAACGAGAGTTGAGTTTGGAAGAGAGGTATGGGTTAGCAAGAGTAAATGGGTTATCCCCCAAATACTCATTTGAAATAGAGGATGGTAAACCAACCCCAAATAAGATGAGTGAAAGTGAGTGGTATGATAATCACAACATTCCAACCAAACTAATCACAATAACATATAAAGATAAGATAATAGAAAGTTATGAACAATCTAGATAAAACATACACAGACCTACTTCAAGACATTCTTGATAATGGAGTAATAAAACAAGATAGAACAGGCACTGGCACTATTTCAGTATTCGGTAGACAAATCAGACATAAAATGTCTGATGGTTTTCCATTACTAACAACTAAGAAGATGCCATTCAAAATAATTGCAACAGAACTTCTTTGGTTCTTACGAGGTGATACAAATATTAAATATTTGGTTGATAATGGATGTAATATTTGGAATGGTGATGCTTATAAGAATTATTTAATTCAGGATGCTAAAGTCTTACCCAATATGTCAAAGGAAAAAATGACTGAGTTAGGGTATAGATTAACACAAGAAGAATTCATCAACAAAATAAAAACAGATGATAAGTTTGCTAAGAAGTGGGGTGAGTTAGGTCCAATCTATGGTAAACAATGGAGAAGTTGGGGGAGGTTTGAGTATGAAGGTTTCACCCAAGAAGGTAGCGAAACATCAAATAACATAGATGTAAATTGGAAAAAACCAATAGACCAAATCCAAAACCTAATCAACGACCTTAAAACAAATCCAGATAGTAGAAGGTTGATGGTAAACGCTTGGAATGTGGCTGATTTACCTGTTACTGATTACAGGACTGATGATGAACTTTATCAAGATTATTTAAAGAATTTTGAGTAGAAACAAAAATTTTAAAAATTGGAATTGTGGATGAAATTAGATATAAAAAGATAGATGAAAAGTCAAAAATAGTAACTGATTTATTGGGAATGCCAATTGATAAAGGTATTAGGGAATTAATCGTTCTACTAAACTGCAACAACATTGGAACTACAGCTTCTTGTTGGGGACATAAAAATTGGGGTAATCCATATCCTTGGGTCCATATTCATCGAGACCATCTCGGTGAGTTATATAACATCATATCGGATTTAGATATTGAGACCTTAGAAATGACTGACGATATTATAATATTTCCAAGAACAAAAGATTTAGTTGAAGGTAGGAAAACTTTTAATAAACTAAAAAAGAAATTAAAAAAGTTATGAATAAAGAGTTAACAAAGGAAGAGTTTTTAAAAAAACTAAAAACAGATAGAGATTTTAATAGTAGGTATGGAAGAAAGCACATCACAGAAGGAAAAATGGTTCTTCCACCTTGTCATTATGGATTTCAAGTTTATACAAGAGAGTTGAGTAATAAAGAGAAAGTAGATTGGGTAATAGATAATTGTTATGAAACCGGAATGGAAAGATATTTTGTGGAACAAATGACCGACGAACAATTCCACAATGATTATTTCAATACACCTAAGCGTTCAATCTCATTAATGTGGAACCAACGTTCTTGTGATGTTCCGCTTGGAATTCCGTTTAATATCGCTTCTTATGGGTTATTATTAGAAATCATCAGTAAAATGGTTAATATGATACCTGACGAACTAATTGGAAATTTAGGTGATGCTCATATCTATAAAAACCAAGTAGATGGTGTTAAAGAACAAATCAGTAGAAAACCATTTGAATTACCAACATTAAAAATTTTGGATAGTAATGTGGATGATATAGCACATTATGAATTGGATGATATTGTGTTAGAGGGGTATCAATCACACCCACCTATTAAAATGCCATTATCAAATTAAATAACCCAATAACTAAATCTCTTTCATTGAAGGGGATTTAGTTAAAATAATAACATATAAAATTCCAAAATCTTTTCGGAGAATCTCTTAACAAGACGATTAATTAACTTGTTTTGGTGCTAGTTTCCAAGCATCTGTTGAAGATACTAACGCCAAACTACTACCATTATCCCATTTAACCCCAATTATAATATCATCATTACCTGGCTCAAAAGGGTCTTGACCAATACTTTTAACGGTTCCTACGGTACCTGGAGGAACTGATGTCTCACCTTCCATATGATAACAAATTATCATATCATTAATTTTTAATTTCGGATTCATTTCACGTTTCATAACAATAAATATAAGTGATATATTTATTGTTATATGGAATTTTTAATTAATGAATCTCAGCTGAGAACAATTTTAATGGAACAAGATGAATCTAAGATGACTGAATATATGAAAATATTATATTCTTTCACTAAGAACATCACAAATAGGGTATCAAAAATTTATGGTATTAACTTAAAAATGTTATTAACTTGGGGAACTTCAGTTGGTGGGTTGGTTATGCCGTTAGACCATTTTATCAAAACAGGTAATTTTGATTTATCCGATGACGAAAGATGTTTAATTTTAGTTGGGGTTGCTCTTATCGTATTTTTTGAATATAAGAAAGATTTATCTGGTATTTTATCACAATTTAAAAAAGAGGGTATTGAGGATACTTTTAAAATTGTTTTAGAAAAAGCCAAAGATTTAAAATCTTCATTTAAAAGGTTTCTTTCTTCATTAAATGTTACATCAACTAGTTTTATGGAGACGATTGCTTATAGTTTCTTAATACCAATCATTTTGGATATTCAAAATGTTGCATATAACTCATCAAACGCAAAAGAGGCTGCAATACTAATTGCGGAAAGACTTATAGCCTCAGGGGTTGTCGTTGTTGGGTCTCAAGTGTTATCTCAAGTAATCAGAAAAATTATCGAAAGAATTAAGTAAATTATAGGTTTTTAAATTTATCTGATTTAACTTCATTTATAACTCTGGTACATATCACCCTTGAATCAATATTGAATATTTTTAAGAAGTCCATTAATAATCTACTCATTTGATGAACATATTGATAATACTCATTTCCGTATGAGGTTTTAGTCATATCAGACCCATATTTAGACGCCCATAACGAATTTATAATATCCGATGATTCATTTGTGGGTAAAATATACATCGTGTATTCTATGTGAGGATATTTCTCACCAACACTAATATAATCTTTAACACCTGTTAATTTTACTTTAACATTTGTTTTTAGAGACTCACCATACATTGTGGGAATTTCGAAAATATGGTCATTAAGGAATTTATTAATTCGTTCAATGGGGAAATCTATCATTTTCATATCATATAAATATATCAGAATGGGATTGCCAATCCCAACCCAATTTTAGTTCCATTCATATAGTTTACTCCTAATGTCAAATCTAAACCCTCCTTAACATCTAATATGATTCTTAGAGGATAAATCTTAACCCAAATATCAGGAGTGAACTTAACATTATCGTAATAGGTTTCAATAAAGGCTCCACCCATTACAGAAACTTTACCACTGGTTAAACTGACACCAACACGATTAAATCTCGATTGAGGGGTCGTATAGACATATGGTTGGGGAAATGATGTGGTAATATACCCACCAACATAAAAACCAAGGCCATTATAATTATTATTATATGTGGCAACGACACTTTTTTCGTTTGGAAGATACATAATATCACAATTTTGTCCTTTAACGATTGAACAAATAAAAATAAAAATTAGTGTTAGGGTTGTTTTCATAAAACAAATATACTATATTTGTATCAGAATAACAAATAATAATAGGCGAGATGGCAGAGTTGGTCGATTGCGTCAGACTTGAAATCTGAAGAACGGGAAACTGTTCCGTGGGTTCGAATCCTACTCTCGCCGCAAACCACAGGATTAATTACCTTGTGGCTGTCAGGTTCGAAACTGACGAATGATTATGGTGTATGGAGCACAGAAGAACGGAGTAGCGAGCGTAATTGCGGTTGAAAGGGGATTCAGGGTTATGGTTCGAGTCCATTTTAATCAACGAAAATAGAAGTAAGTAAAGGGCGGGAAACCGTAAAAAGATTCACAACTTTAGAGCAATTTACTTTCATCATGCGAAATGTGGGTATGATGACTATTTTTTTTTAATTGCTAGGTGTTGGAATTAGAAAGGGGATAGTATCCCCAATCTGTGGCAGACAAGTCCGCCAGTCCCGTGGATGAGGACAAAGAAATAGATTGATGATATGGGGTAGACCACCAGCTTGCAAGCATTGTGTTATCAATTGAATCTCCTCGTGGTGGTTCGAATCCATCTCTAGCAGCATTTAGAATCCCATAGAAATATGGGATTTTTTTTTGACTAATAATTTTATTTCAATTATACTTTTAAAAAAAATATAGATATGTCTCGAATAGATGAATTAAAAAAACAATATCCTGAACTAAACTTAACAATGTTCGATTTATTTAAGAGAATCGATACAACAACAACTTACAAATATTTCCCACTTTTATGTAAGTTGCTAGGTAAAAGGTTTAATTTAAGCGAACAACGCAATAATAGTAAAGAAGAAATTATGAATGAAGTATTAGAATTACATTCAATTTTATTAGACAGAGGTGTTTCCACTGACAATCTCACAAATAATGAGTTATATACTCTATATCATCATTCAGATTATTTTGATAGTAACACCCTTTATACAATCAAAGATTTTATCCGATATATGGATAAAAATCAAATTGAAAATAAAGATGTTACATCGTATTCAGATATCGAAGAAGTGAGAGTTGCCGTAATGTTGGCGTCAACAAAAGAGTTATCCAAAGAACTTGAGGGTCAGGTTATTAAAGAATATGAAGATGATAAGTGGTTAATTGTTAGACCATTAACATTTCATGCATCTGCGAAATATGGAGCGTCAACAAGGTGGTGCACTACTTACAAAAAAGATAAACAATATTTTGAGAAGTATTGGCAAAATGGTATCTTAGTTTATTTCATTAACAAACAAAGTGGTTATAAATTCGCTGGATTTAAAGGAATTTACAGAGACATTGAAGTTAGTTTTTGGAACTCTGAAGATAATAGAGTGGATTTTTTTCAGGTTGAGGCGGATGATTATTTATTTTCAATCGTAAGAAATATTCTTAAATCAACTAATTCTAATAAGGAATTATGTTCAAAAGAAATTCAAGACCAAGTATCTAAAGAATGTCGTTATAATCGTGAAGAATCTCGTCTAATAGGTCGAGACGGACCAACCGTGGAAATCAATGACTCTGAGTTAGTTGACCCCGAACCTGTAGCAGACCAAGCGCCAGCAATACGGGTGTTCCCATATCTGGGTATATTAAGAGATTAAAAGAATAAACCCCCATCCAATAGGTGGGGTTATTTTTATTATAAAATACCGAGTATTTATAACAGATGGATAGTAGATTACAAGAAATATTTGAAAAATATAATATTACCGAGAAGAATAATTCTATGGGTAATTTAAAAAAACTTGAGAAAACAATTACTGAACTACAAAAGTTAGATAAGGTATTGTTATTAACATGCTCAAATAGATATAATTGGGACCCGAATAATGTTGATATTCCCAAGTCAACAATTCTTGCTATGGTCATTAATGAATACTTAAATGACAAATCAGTTTTAATTGATGTCCCTGAATTAAACATAGTTCCTTGTGAAGGTAATGTTTCAAGGAAAGATGGTAATTCTTGTGGATTAATGAAAGCCAAATTAAAAGATGACGATAAGAATCCAACAGGTTTTCACAGATGTTGGGCAAGTATTAATGAAAAAGATGATGAACTTTGGAAAATCTCTAAAGAATTGTTTGAATCAAATGCGGTCATCTTTTTTACTTCAGTAAGATGGGGTCAAGCCAGTGTATTCTATCAGAAATTAATTGAAAGATTAACTTGGATTGAGAATCGACATGCCACTTTAGGGGAATCCAATATTATTGAAAATATCCAAAGTGGATTTATTTGTACTGGTCAAAATTGGAAGGGTATGGATGTGGTAGATACTCAGAGAAAAGTCCACACATTTTATGGGTTTAAACCAAATAATTCTTTTTATTGGAATTGGCAGTTTACGAATAAAATTACCGATGAATCTAAAGAATCGTATAAAGAAGCGTTTCCTGAATTTGTGAAAAAATTTGACTTAAAGAACTTATATTAAGATTCTTCTATTTCAACAATTAAATTTCCCTTACCTTTGATTACTCTATGCCAAGTAAATTTTGGAATATTAAATTCCTTAGTTTCCGATAATTTAATTGGTAAGAAGTTTTCCATTTGAAATGACCATCCACCATCCTCAACGACACTAACTTTTCGGTCTCTAAGGTCTTGATGCCACTTTAATTCATCAGATTCAATGTCAGGGGTGAAGACCCTAACCATTTTTCCTTCTTTGATATATTGTTGAAATGGTAAATCCATATTATCCCAATCGGTTTTTATTACCAAGAGTTTGATGAAGACAACCCTAATTGTTTCGCATATCTTCCGACATTACAACTCCAATATCCGGCGGTTGTTCTATCTTTCTTTTCAGAACATTTATGACGAGCCCTGAATGATTTTGCTGCTTTCTTATTGGCATTTTTAACCTTTAATTTGGGGTCTCCAAAAGTAACTTTTTTAATACCACCTGTTTTACTTTTTACATAAACAGCAAATTTCTTGGGTCCACCTGAAGTCCTAAAAGGTTTATTTAGGTTTACATTTTTTCCACGATGTTTGGCTTCATTAATAATGTCTTCATCAGTTTCGGTTTCGTGAATATACGGGGCATCTAAATAAATGTATTCTTTACCGATTTTAACTTTTTTACCTAAATCAGATTCAACCATTAAAGTATCTTCCTCGTTTAACTTAATTAAACCTTCATTCCAAAGGTCTCTAACCTCGTTAACTAAATTGAAATATGACTCAGAATAAACTCTAAATATGTTATCAGTTAATGTAATATCATTATCAAT